CTCTACATCGTCTGTAGACATATACTTCAGCGCCATAGTCAGCATATCCTCTGCTGTTACCATGCCGTTCTCAACCAACTCCAGTGCTTTGTCTCTTGCGTTTGTCATATTGTGTTCCTCGCTTTCCATGAGTATATTCTACCACGGTTTTCGGCAAATGTACAGGTAAAAGTGCTATAAAAGTGACTTTTTTCGCTTTTTGCTGAAAATGGTACAAAAATGCCAAATTTGATACAAAATGGCTATAATGATGATCTGACCAACTCAGAAGAAGTCCACTTCTGTTCTCTATCGCTCCACCAATGCGTGTAGTCTGGCGTGGTTATCAGAAAACTATCTTGAGCGGTCGATTCCTTTAGCTCAAACCCCAGAGTTTTAGCTTTGAAAAAAATCTCTTTTGGGGTTGAGGAGAATTTGGGATAATTAAGAAACTCAACAATGGCTCCGGTCTCTTCGCCGCCGCAGTATATGAAAGACGTTTCCGAAACGTTTACACAACTCGGATTCTCTTTACACCAATGCCGGCACGTTTGCTTGATCGCATCAATCGGGCCGGCGATATAGATCTTGGCGAAAGAAGAAGGGGTGGAGAGATGCCTCTTAAATTGATTCATAATAAAAGATATAGTATATCAACAGGGAATGAGACGTGTCTGTTAGTCTTTGTTTAGAACACTTTCGATTTCAGTAGAACGGCGGTGATGAACTTCAAATTCATTCCAAACCTCTCTGAGTTCGTCGGTTATTCTTTGATCGAATCTGGAATCTACTTTGTCAAAGTTTTTCCAAACTTCACTGTCGAGACTCCCGATCATTCTTTCTGTTTCTTCGCTTCGCGAATCGGTGTTATATTCCAGTTGTTTAAGCTCTCCCGATAATCTTACGACCTTGAACCCCAACCATACTGTGTATGACAAGAACCCCAAGCCGAATACGGTCACCAAGATGCTATTTACTATAATTGCAGTTTCCATAAGCTTTGTCTTTCTATTTTAAGATTGATCTCAAAGCCCTGCGATATACTATACTTAAATGTTATTTATTATTTCTCTTCAGCTTCTTTCTCTTCAGCTTCTTTCTCTTTAAGATTAAGAAGCGCTTCATACGCCGCTGAAAGGTCTTTGCGGTTCCTCGAGGAAAGCTTAGACTCCTTAGCTTGAATTTTTTTGTATTCAGATTCAATTGGTAGAACCCATGGCTCGTTTTGTTCGGAAATCTCTTCACCGGTTTCAACCATAATGGTCAAAGCAAGGCGTTTGCTGAACTGGTAGTTTAAGTCTGATGGTTTCATAATCTAACTGGGTTTCTTAGCGGTCTTTTTCTTTGTTGTTTTCTTTTTAGGTGGCTGTTCTTTTAATTTGGTTTCCTCTTCTCGGGCTTTGTTTCTTGCCTCGAGTCGTTCAACCACTGTGTTCGCATCCATCCAAATGTCTTTATCATCAACAAGGTTACTAATTTCTTCTGCCGTGAGAAAGTCTTCGTATTGAGAACGGAAAAGTTTTTCTGACCACTTGCGATCATGAATCATATTTGAATACATCTCTCCGCCTTTACCAATCATTCCACCGCTGTAGTTGTGAAAGAGAAACGCGCTGTGTTCATTAATTGCAAACTCATCGCCTTGAAGAAATATCAGCGTTGCAGCGCTCATACATGCTCCACTTACGTTCATAACAACATGTGCGGCGCACTCATCAAGAACTTGAAGAAACTGAACGGTTGTAAAAAGATTACCACCCGGACAATTGATATGAAAGCTAATTATATCTGTCGGTCGCGCATTGCGAATTTTATGAAACCACTCAATGTATTCAGAAGCTTCTCCAATAGTTCCGGATAAGTAAAAATCCATTACGGATCCATACTCGCCCGAAAAGTTATTTACCTTTCCTCCGCTAAAAAGATCTTCTACTCCCAAAGCTTCGGAGCCTGTACTATGCGTATTCATATTAGTCTTATTTGTCATCTTCTGTTATACTTTGGCTTAAGTCACATGCTATAAAGGATACACCTTTTAAAATATCCAAGTTAGTATATCCCTCGGCTTTCAATGATTTTAGCACGCAAAATAGGTGCTCTGTAACAACTTCCCAGTTATCCTCTTTGAGGTTGTATCCTTCTTCATCCATGCCGTAGCTGTCTTCATCCATATTGTAATAGTCTTCCATAATATTTTTAAGTTATCCTCGTTTCTTTTTAAGGCCAAACAAGCCCAAGGGAAAACGCTTACCCAATTTAAATTTTAGTTTACCTGTTGTGCAATAAGTATTCCAGTTATCTTTCAAAGCAGTAAAGTTGTAATCTTTATCTGATCTTTTTCTAGCCACATAAGAGCTTCTCGACTCAGCTCCGATTTCCCATCTATCGCTCAGCGAAGTCCAACATCCGCACGCGGTTCGTTGTATATCTTCCGTGATTCTAATTTTTGGAACAAGGCTGCATCTCGGGCATCTTTTCCATTCAACGTAGTCACTTGGATACCAATAGCTGTTACCCACGTTAATTCTCCGGTGAACTGGACACTTGAGATGCGCCTTATTCATTTTCATTGAAGATTTATTCGTGCTTGATTTGTGATTGCTTTCCTGAGTTCTTATGAATCTTTTTAAGCAAACAGTTCCAATCGCCACCCGCTCTCTTAATCATTGACTTTGTACCAGAATAGGACAGCTGCACTGCGGTGGCCTTTCTTTTTTTCTTTCCAGTCTCGCAGTATGGACAAGGATCACCTACGGGATCGTCTCTTTTGTCCATGGGATGACTTTCTTCCCAAGTCTCCCCACAAGTCTCACAGCAATAATCGTAAGTCATTCTACTTGTTACCGAGCAGTGTTGGAAACGCTTTACGAACGGTAGCCTCAGTAAGTGTTTTGTAAAGACCTTTAAGATTTTTATCTTTTACAGCAATCATAATCTTGGCATCTTCAGCGCTTAATGATTCAAGAAGCTTAATGTAAATAGTTTCTTTTTTATAAGCAGACAAAGGAGAATGCTTGATAAGGTGTTTGAGCTGCTTAACAAGCTTTTCAAAATGGCGGGTTTGGTTTCCTGGCACCGCTTCGTTTTCTTTATAAGGAGGTGTCCCTTCTGGAAGATCAAATTCAATAGCTTCTTTATAGTTTGCTTGAAGAAGTGTTTTGATTCCAAAGGTTGCGTGTTCTTGCAAAAGCTTTACCCGCTCTGGAACTCCTTCGGCTTCGTCGCAAAGCTGAAACAATTCGTGAGGAAGCTTGGTCCTATAATTTTTCGGTGTTTTGTTTTTCATGGTAAACGTTGTATTGTTGTTCTAGTATTATATATCACTTGATAAAGAACTCTTCTGCACAAGCTACAAGCTGGCTGCACCGACGAGTAATAAGATAGTTAAGAACTTTTCCATTTGGCTTAACTTCCTTTTTATCGTATTCTTCTCGGATTCGTGACGAGACATCTTCTGGAATCTGAGAAAGGTCAATCATGCTTTTGTTGCGAATATAATTGCGATATGTTTGTTCATCAAGAATCTCTTTCATATCACCATTACGAGAAGCTTTGTACCATTCTTCGATCTTCTTAGCTCGCAAGGGAGTTTGACGTGATTCAGAAACAAATACGTCATCACCCGAAAGAACGTTAGGAACACCGTCGCCACTGTCACCACGAACCACATGCTCGAAAAGATACTTGTGCGGGTTGGTATCCTTTACAAGTTTCTTGGTAAGAGGACTGAATTGCTGAACGTTGTCGTATTTTTGAAGTTGGATAAAATCTTTATCTGCGGAGATAATCATGACTTTTTCGTGGTTGCCAAATTCTTGGGTTGTTTCCACAAGGGTTGCGATAACATCATCCGCTTCAGCGTTGCTTACTTGCATTACTGGAAAGGGAAGATGTTCGTCAATTTCATCTCTTACTTTATTAATGCTTTCAAAGATTGATTTCCAATCCATATCTGAGCTGTCGCGGGTCTTTTTACGAGCTGCTTTGTATTCGGGAAAGGCACCTTTACGCCAACTCCCTGCATCACAGGCAACAATTAGTTTGCCATACTCACCGCGGTATTTGAGATTATACATTCTCAACGAATTGAGAATCATATGACGCAATAAGTCTTCGTCGAGATTAGATTTGGGCTGTGAAAACACAGTAGAGATTGAGATTCCAGAGAAGTCTACGATAATCATTTTGGTATAGATTTTGTTTGTTGCAACTATTATACCACATCGATGTAGGATTGTACATCATTTTTTAAGGTTTTTTAAGCCTTTTACGTGATTTCGGTGAATCCGGCACTGAATAATGCCGTTATAGTAATCATCGCGGAGAAGAACCTCGCGCTGAACCTGCTCAAGCATTTCAAGGTACGAAAGCTCGCCAAGTGTCGCACAAAGGTGCAAAATCTCACGGTCAAAAATGTCGCCGCCGTGTTCTTCCACGAGAGCTTTGGTTTCTTCGCTGGAGCCGTAATATTCCTGCCAGTCTGATTCCTTTAGCGAGCGTCGTTTGCGCTTTTTACCCTTGAGTGGTGGTCGAGTTATCTTCCGCATAAACCGTTTTTTTCCAACGTATTTCATGCCGTTTAATTTGTTGGTTAAGATATACACGAAACCAACATGGTCCTCAATCATCTCAGAGGTGAATTCTTTACCCTGATAGATCCACATAAATCTATCTATGAAAAAAATTAAAGCGATCCGTCGTAGCTCTCGTGGCTACCACAGAATGGGCAATATTGCGGGAATTCTTCTTTGTCGTAATCGTCGTAGTCAATATCTGTATCTTCTACGTCGGAAAACGACGCCTCTTCATTATCGTCCCACGTGATTTCGTAGGAAGCATTACAGTTCGGGCAACGTTTATCAATAATCATTTTTTTTCTATCCTTCACACGACTTACACGTGTTTAATGATCTAGCAAGTTCCTGTGCAGGGTTACCACTCCTTTGGTAGTACATTCCTTTAATGCCACTTTCCCAAGCGTAGATCAACAGTTCATTTACTTCTTTTGGTTTAGCCTTTGGCGGGATCATCAAGTTAAGGCTTTGTCCTTGGTCAACAAACTTCTGTCGTTGAGCAGCTTGAATAACAATTTCTTTTTGAGAAATCTCGCCAAAGGTTTTAAACACATCTTTTTCTTCTTCGTTTAATTCAGCAAGGTGCTGAACACTACCGCCGTGTTGAAGAATCTCTAGCCATACCTCTTGCGTGTCTAGACCCTTTTCGCGAAGCAATGATTTAAGATAAGGATTCTTAAAGGTAAACTTTCCTTTTGCAAGATCCTTTGTAAAATAGTTTGAATTAAGTGGCTCAATACTTGGCGAGGTTTGGCCAAGGATAAACGAACTAGAAGTTGTTGGTGCAATGGCAAGGGTAGTAACGTTTCTTCGGCCGTATCCCTCAAGAAGAGAAGGTTCTCCGTACCTTTCAGCAAGTTCTTCCGAGGCAGCATCTGTTCTAATACGAATGGTACTCCAGATTTGATTGTTATGCATCTGAGCCTGCAAGCCTTCAAAAGGAATCATCTTCTTTTGCAGATAGGAATGCCAACCAAGAACGCCAATACCAAGAGCTCGTTGAGAGATAGCAAAATTGCGAGGGGCATCCATGTGAGGGATACCTTCTGTCTTGGTTATGAACTCGGTCATAACGGCATCAAGAAAATACGTCAGCGTTTCTACCGCATCTGTTACTTGAATCTCGTCCCATCTCTCAAGGTTAAGCGAGGAGAGGTTGCAAACAAAGCTTTCATTCACGTCCGAGGAAAGCATAATCTCGTTGCAGAGATTGCTGGCATGAATGGTTTTACCTTTGTCTTTATACACTTGTGGAGCTGCGTTATTAGCATTATCCGAGAACATAAGGTAAGGATACCCGCTTTCAAAACGTTTCTTGATAACCAATCCCCAAATACGACGCTTTTCTTT